GGAGAGTCGATCCGCGCGCCGTGCTTGATCCGGAGCCCGCGGAAGCTGAGCAGCTAGCCGGCGCCGGACCGGGGCCGATGACGACCGAAGCCGGCGCGGCCGCGATGGACGAGGCCGAAGCCGAGCAGGGGCAGGCGCAAGAGCAGGGGCGCCACGTGCGCACCATGGCCGATAGCGCGCTCTCCGGTGACCAGATCGAGCAAATGGTCGAGCTGCTGGAATCGCTGGCAGAAGGCGAGCTGCCGCGCGATGCGGTGCAGGCTGTGATGATGGCCGCCTTTCCGGCCGTGCCGTTGTCGACCATTGCCGCAATGCTGGACGCTATGGTCGGGTTTGTGCCGGAGGAAGAAGAGCCGGAAGAGCCGGAGGCGCCAGAGGAAGAGCCGGAAGAGATGGCGGCGATGTGGTGGGAGCGGCTCACGCCGGAGCAGCTGGCGGCGGAGCCGCGGTATCAGCAGTGGACGCGCGCGATGGAAGAATTGACGCGGCGCGAAGAGCCATGGTATACGGCGGGCGTGTCTCGGTTCGCGGCTGAGCGCGAGCAAATCGGCTCGTTGTTCGGTTTGGGGAGCCGCGCAACCAAGACCACGCAACAGATCCTTGACGAGATTCAGCGGCGCATTCGGCAAGGATTTAAGCCCGGCGGCGAGTATTACGAAGCCTGGCGCGCCGCGTTCCTTGATCTGATTGGCGAGATGTATATGGTTGGCGCGCGGCAGGTGTCGGGCGTCGGGTTGTCGTTTTCGCTGCAATCGCCGGAGGTGCTGAACGCGATTAGCAAGCGGTCGGGGCGGTTGGCGGAACTAGTCGGCAAGACGACCAGTGATAATATCCTTTCCGCGATCCGCGCGGCCGAATTGGCCGGCATGTCGGTAAAGGAAACGGGGCGGCTCGTGCAAGCGTCGGTCTATAACGAAGTCATAACCGACAGTCGGAGCCGCACCATTGCGCGCACCGAGTCGGCCGGCGCGATGAGTCAGGGCACGTGGGATCAGGCCACGCAGGCCGGTATCTACCGCTCGAAAGAGTGGCTCGCGTTTGAGGATAGCAAGACGCGCGAGACGCATACGCGGTGTATGGAACAAGGCCGCATCCCGTTTGACGACGCGTTCAGCAACGGGCTGGCGTATCCGCTTGACCCATCTAGCAATGACCCGGCCGAAATAATTAACTGTCGGTGCGTGCTGGCGACGTATATCACCAGCGTGGATGAGGAGCCTATCTAGTGAAAACGACCATACCGGCGCAGGTGCGCCACATCGCCGACGCACACCTCCAGCTGCGAGCCGACACCGCGTTGCCCGATGGCGTGGCGGGCCGTGTGTCCGGTGTCGCGCTTACCTATGAGGTGGTCGACAGCTACGGCACCATGTTTGCGCGCGGCTGCACGAAGTCGACCATCGAGCGCAAGGTGAAGGCGCGCAAAGTGCCGCTGTTGATGGACCATGAGCGGCGCACCGGGGCGCACGTCGGTGTGGTGTCGATGATGCAGGAGATGGGCGACAGCCTGATGATGACCGCCGATCTATTTGACACGCCGGAGGGCCGCGCGGCGCTCGAGTACGTCAAGGCCGTGATCGGCGCCGGCGCCACGACCGGCTTCTCGATCGGGTTTGCACCGCGGCGCACGGAAGCCGTCACGGTCGACGGGCAGATCGTGGAACGCTTCCTAGAGATAGAATTGCGCGAAGTGTCGATCACGCCAATGCCGGCCGTGCCTGGCGCCGACATCACGTCAGCGCGGCACGATGACGGCGACGCGCTCGAGCGCAGCGACGAAGAGCTATTGACGGCGGCCGCGATGGCCGCCTTGAACGCGTTGCCCGTGAGCTCGCGGGCGGCGCTGCTGGCGCAGTACACGCACGAGCAGGCACGACCCGACACCGACCAGCAGGCGACTCCGCAGAATCGCGCGGACCGTTCCGCCACTGACCCGGCACCGGCGCCCGTGGATGCGCGCGCGACCGATGGACATACCACGATGGCGCACCGTCTCGCGGCGGTTCGCGCCACATACTGAGGATATCATGAAAACACCATTGGTGAGCAAGAACCGCGCGGCCGCTGAGCTGCGCGAGAAGGCGCACAAGATCCGCCACGACCTGGTCGACGCGACCAACGTTTACACGGCCGAAGAAGTCGACAAGATGACGGCCGATATCCGCTCGTTTGAGATGCGCGCGCAGGCGGCCGCCGAGTTTACGCCGGATGCTGAGATCCAGCGTCAGGGCGGAGACGAAGGCCTCACGCGCGTAGACGCGGGCGCCCCGGCGCGCACCGAGTTCGCGAACATGGGCGACGCGATGACCGAAGTGCGGTCGACGATCGTCAACGCGTTTAGCAACGTCGGGAGTTACATTCGCGCGGCGACGCGTGGACCGGCGAACGCGGCCGAAGCGGCGGCGCTGCGCGAAGTGGACAAGTTCACGCGCACGATCACCGGCAGCACCAACGGCGGCGAGTTCCTGCTCCCGTTGACGCAGGTGCCGGAAATCTTTTCGGTGTCCAACCAGCAGCCCGGCTTGTTCCAGTACGCGCGCCGGTACAACGTGCCCGGCCGCTCGCTGCGCATCCCGTATCTGGTGCAGGACGAGGGCACCACGACGCTCAACCGTCCGATGGCCGGTAAGATTGCCAACGTGACGATTGTCGGCGAAGGCGCCACCAAGCCGACGCGTGAACCGACGTTTGGTCAGCGTCTGTTGACGATGTACAAGTATGCCGCGATCACGCAGTTCGGCGACGAATTGCTGGGCGATGATTTCACGGGCGAGCTGCCGAGCGAAGTCACGACGGCTGTTGGCGGCCAGATCGTCAACAAGCTGAACGAAGATATTACGATCGACGGCACGGGCTCGAGCGAGCCGCTCGGCGCCTTGAACAACGCCAACACGGCGCTGATCTCGGTCAACCGCGCGACCGCCTCGACGTTCACCGCGGCGGATGCGTTTGCCATGTATGAGCGCCACACGCACGGCCCGAACTCGGTGTGGATGATCTCCCGCCGCGTGCTGGCCAAGCTGTTCGCCATGCAGCAGACCAACAACACGATGGTGACGTGGCTGGCCAACCTCCGCGACAAGCCGCAGATGCTGTTGCTTGGTCTTCCGGTGGTGGTCACCGACCTGCTCCCGACGCTCGGCACGAAGGGCGACGTCGCGCTGGTGAACGGCGATTTCTACTCGATGGGCCTGCGCCAGGCGCTGACGGTGGAATCGTCCATTCACGTGGCGTTTGTGCAGGACGTGACCACGTACCGCTTCGTGGCACGTGGCGGCGGTATCCCGCTTCCGACGTCGACGTACGCCTACAAGGTGGACGGCGCCGGCAACAAGGTCGACCCGCATTCGCCGTTCGTTACGCTTGATGTCCCTGCATCGTCCTGATGCGGTGACCGATGACCCGACCCCCGGTGGTGCCGATCTGGCGCCGCCGGGGCGTTCGGCGTTCGTGCAGGTGATGGCGGTCACGGAATGTGTGATCGACGGAACGCGCCGCGTCGTGGGCGAGGCGTTTACCGTGGCGGCTGATCGGGTGGATGCGCTGGTCGGGTATGGGTACGTGTTGCCCGATGCGCTATTCGACCTGATGCAGCCGGAGGCGGCGGCGCAATGGCGCGACCGGCCGCGGCGCGGGCTGACCGCGCAGTCGCTGGCGTGCGATGCCGCGACCACCGACGCACTGTGGAGCGGCGACGGGCGCATGCTGGCGCCGGCCGGATGGGCGGAGACGTCAACGTATACCGCGGCGCCGGTGACGCCTGGCGCGGTGCGCGTGTTGCAGCTGACGCAGTATGATCCCGGCTCGAGCGTCTACCGCTACCATAGCGCGGCCAATAGCGTCGACGGGGTCGTCTCGGCCATGGTGCGGTACGGCGACAGCAACCCGCACTGCTCGCTAAGGCAGTGGGACGGCGAGCTCCACCGGCGCACGGTCGAGCTATTGGCCATGACGGCCGATGTGATACATGTACACATGGACTGGCGCGCGCTGCACCAAGACTTGCGCTACGTGCTGCGCGAGGGCCAGCGGGCCGCGATCACGTATCACGGCAGCGTGCTGCCGGGCGACGGCGCCCGCGTGCTGGTGGACCACGACGGCGACCGACGTATGGGCGCAATGCAGTTTGGGGCGCGCCCGTACCATGGACGGCACGGCGTCACGCGCTATCTGCCGATCCCGGTGCCGGTGGCCGACTATGCGGCGGCCGCTCAATCACACCGGCGCGGCGATGTCCTCCGCATTGCGCACAGCCCGACCAAGCGAGAGATCAAGGGGACACAGACGCTCTTAGATGCGGTCGACTGGCTGCGCGATGTGGAAGGATTGCGCATTAAGGTGGTGATGATCGAGGGGCTCGAGCACGGCGCCGCGTTGCGGCTTAAGGCGTCGTGCGACGTCACCTTCGATTCGTTTTGGCTCGGCATGCAGGGCAGCGGCATTGAAGCGGCCGCGATGGGGCAGGCCGTCATTGCGGGCGACGCGCTAGCGGCCGGCGAAGCGGCGGCGCTCAACGACGGCGCGTGTCCGTGGACGTATGCGGATGAGCGCTACCAGCTGCTGACCGTGCTGGCGCGCTCGGCGACCGATCCGGACTATCTGGCGGCCGAAGCGGCGCGCGTGGGCGCCTACGTGGCGCGAGTGCATGACTATCGGGCCGTTGGCCAGCGCTACCGCGCATTCCTTCAAGAGGTGTAGCATGGCACTGCCGACGTTTACCGACCTGAAAACGTACCTGCGCATTGAGACGACGGCGGAAGATACGCTGTTGGCCGCACTGATGACGCGCGCGAAGGCGATGATCGAAGCGTGGACGGATACGCCGATGACCGCGACCAGTCAAACGGCGATCGATCGCGCCGATGCGCTGGCCATGCCGGTAACGTCGCTAGTGTTTCCTCGCCGGCCGTGCGCGGTCACGGCCATCGTCGATGTGGATAACGTTGCGGTGCCGGTGGCGGATTACTGGGTCGACGGCCGATCGGGCGTGATCTACGCCAAGCAGGGCATTGCGTTCCCGTATGGGCCCTACACGATCACGGCGAACGTCGGGCTATCGCTGCGCGCGGATTACGCGGCGCTCGAGCCGTTGCTCACCGAAGCGATTCTCGACCTCGCGGCGGATCTGTACCAGCGTCGGA